CAGCATCTGCTGTAAATACAAACTCATTTTTTGATAATCTTGCAGGTACATCGTCTGCTTTTTCCATTCTACCTATTGGCACAAATCCACCTTCTTCTCTAAAATCCATTTCTTGACCATCCATATCTAGTAATGGCATAGTTTTCTTAGCTACTGGTTCTACATCTCCACCTTCTGCTAAGAATCTATATTGATTTTCAGGTATATCTATACCTGCTGTTTTGTAATACTCTTCTATATCAAAATCATCTTCATCTTTTTTACTTAAAGCAGCTATTAAAGCACCACTTAATCCAGATAATGCACCTACTTTTAAACCTGTCATATTATTAAACATAGATCCAAAAGCGCTTTGTGCAAAATCTCCACCTAGTGTTTTTCTTAAAAGAGGGTTTAAACTACCTTTACCAAAAAAACTTGCTCCTGGTAAATTACCTAATTTAAAACCACCAGCACCAAAACCACCGCCTAATCCATAACCGATTGTACCTAATATTGCAGCTTTACCTAATGGTGACTTAGCAACTTTTTTAAGTCCTCTTGTAACACCTTTAACTGCTTTACTAATACCTTTTGCTATACCACCTATAAATAACATTTGTCTTGTTGATTCAAGATCCATGATCCCACCCATAGGTGCATCTTCAACCATACCACCACGGTTCATGAATCTAAACGCAGGTGTAAAAACAGGGTCTGGTGTCGTTGGTGCATTACCACCTATAAAACAATATGCCGGTGGATTAGGCCCTTTACATGGGTCTGTTGAAGTATTATCTCCACCACCTCCTAGTGGTTCAGGAAAAAGTGCGTCTACAGGCTTATCTGTAAGTGGATTAATACCACCTTTACCCATTGTTAAACTAAAATAATTATCTATATCACTTTGTTTAACATCTGGTAATTGACTTATTTTATCTAAAGTTGATAATCTATTTAATCCTGATAATACATTAGAAAAATTAGGGTCGCCTTGAATTATACCTAAAACACCAGGTAGATCTATTGTAGTTGTTGCATCTGTAGTACTAAAAAGTTCTGCATTTGACAAAGGAGTTCCTTTTTTCATTCTTGGAGATAATTCTATAGAACCTAAAGCTCCTTTCAGTATATCTTCATTAAAATTTTGACCCAAATTTCTAGCGCTAGGATCCATATCTAGTATGTCTTGCATTTCTGAAAAAAGTCCTATTTGATCTTCTGGGTTTTCTTCATACGCATCTAATAAATCTTCTAGTTGATCAATACTTAATCCATAAGCCTTTGCAATACCTTGAGCCTTTTTTGTAAACTGATTATTTATAAATTGTTTATTGTTTAATCTTTTCTTTGCGTTAAATTTTTCTATAAAATTTAAATCTTTATTATCATTTATTTTTTTTAAGTTTTTATTGTATTCAACAACGTTTTTTTGATTTCTATTTTGTAAAGGATTACCTCTGTCATCTGGTCCAGAACCTCCAACATCCAAAGATTTGTCTTTTTTTCCTGTTTTGCCTTCAAGACCCATTTGTCTTTCTCTAGGAGAAGGTCCATCATTATTTTTGTTTCCTCCTCCACCAGTTTGATCTTTACCCGTTCCTCCACCAGATCCTCCTATACCAGTTGATGCTCCTTTTCCTGGAGGTGGATAAGCTGGTATACCTTCAGGTGTCATTGTTTTTTGACCACCTAAATTTTCTAATGTTTTTGCTTCTCCAGGTGTAATGTAAGCAAGCATGTGTTTTTGACCTTTAATTTCTTTAGTCATTCCACCATCTTCTAACATCTGTCTTGCTTGTTGTGCTCTAGTTATTGCCATTACTCGTCTGATCCTGCTCCTAGTGGTGGCATGTCTGCCACTTTAATTTTTACTGATCTTGTAACATCCTCGTATACAGTATCTGTATCAGGGCTTGCGATATCATCTTCTGCTTCTTTATCAGATGCATACTCATGATTTGTCTTTTTATTTCTTAATACTACTTCAGTTTCACACTCAACAACTGGTACTTTTTTACCGTTAATTATCTCGTATCTAACCGATGGTGGTTCTGTAAATGCCATATTAATCCCTTGTTATTTGTAACACAGAAAATACAATATGTAACCTATTTCCTGATGCTGCTGTTGCTTTTATAACCTCTCCCTCTGTAATAACAAGAGGATGTGTTAACAGTTCTACTGTTCCATTCGCTGAAACAGCCTTTGTTTTAAACAAACTAAACACGTTTGAAGAAGTATCTGTTAATGTTAAAGTTATGCTGTCTGCATTACCCGAGTCTTCAGATACTAGTATTGATTTAATTATACTAGTTGTTGCAGTTGTAGATGTACCTGCTGCTGGACTTGTATAAACAACAGTTTCAGCTGTGCTTGTTAAATCTACTTTTGAATTTGTATATATATTAGCCACTTATAAACCAAGAGAATCTCTCTTGCTCCTGTTTAATCTCATCTAAGAATGTTGAATTTAGTTGTTCTTTCATCAAACTTAATGCACGATTTATTTGTTTTTGGTTAGAAAAATCATATTGTTCTTTTGGTTCTGGTATTCTAATTGCTATCTTTGCCATTATCTTCTTCCGTCGTTTTGTATATCTAATCTTAAAGTTCCAAATCTCCAAGACTCACTAGCTGCATCGTTTTCTATTTTAATACTAACAGACCTACCTCTAGCTCTTGTATCTTTTTTATCTGTGGTAGCTGTTATTGTAAAAGGACTCAACGCTGTTTGACTAGATGTTTGTTGTGGATATCTTTTTACGTTTAATGTAACTTTAGCATTACCAGCTAAAGTTTTAAAATCTGGTACAAATCTTCTCATAGCTAAGAATAACTCTCCTGATATTTTAGGACCGGATGCTTTGCCTTGTGCATTTCTTTGCCTTTGTTCTAGGTCTATGTCAAATGATTGTATAAAAGATGTTACCGTTGTTGTAGTACCATTTGGATTAACTTGATCTGTTCCCACTTCGTGTTCAAAATATGTTGTTTGTCCTAAACTATCTTGTCCAACAATTACAGGAAATGTGCCATCAGAGTTGACATCATATTTTGTAGCAAAAGGATTAGGGTAAACATTAGAATCAATCCAACTTGTTCTTGCTTCTGTTCCTGTGTACCAAACACCACCAGATACACCAGCTGATTCACCATAGTTAAATACAACATACTTATCATTATAGTCAGATCCGGATGCTGGATAGTACCAAGTAATTTCTGTGTATAAATTATTTAATCCTGCTGCAACCTGTTGACCTTTTGTTGTATCAAAATTATCATATACAAAATCTTCAACACTACATGGTATAGATTTAACTGTACCATCATACAAAAAGAAACCTTTTGAACTTAACCAAAATGCAGCTCCGTCTATTTCAACAACAGCGTTTTGACCTATGAGTCCACAGTTAGTACCAACTTGATCTAGTCTAAATGTAAAAGGCGATCCTATAAACGTCATGGTATACAAAGCATTATCTGTCCAAACTAGAATAACTTCTTTTGCTTTTATAGCTCCAACAATTTTTGTACCGTCTTGTAGTCTTAAAGTTCCCGCAGTATTAATAGCTGAAGGAGTATAAGTATTTATATCTTCTTGGTCCGAGAACCTTATAAACATATCATCTTGTGTAGTTGTATCACCAATAGTTGTTTCTGTTCCAAAGTGTAATAAGTGTCTTGTAGTAGGAGATATTAGAGATAATCGTGATGCAGTTGGATTTGATGCAGTAGAAAATCCAGATGTAGTTGTTGATGCTCTTGTAGTTAGTGCTGATCCTGCTCCAGCGTTCCATGTAAAAGTTTTACCATTTAGTATTGTTGCAACTAATACTTGTCCAAAATTATCTAATGACCATAAACCTGGTTCTAGTGTTACATCAGTTGCAGCTGCTGCTTCACCCCAATTACCATCACCCCATGTTCCAATACCCCAACCATAACCATATGATTGTGCTCTTGGTCCTACAGGCTCGTAAGGTTTGATACTTAAACTACCACCTGTTGATACTGTACCAGTTGCATTGGATGATTGTGTTATTGTAAATGTGCTGGATGTTGGAACTGTTATTACTTGAAAATTTTTGTCTTCAAAATTAGATGCACTATAACCTGTACCACTTGGTAATGTTACACTATCTAATTGTACTATGTCTCCGACATTTAAACCATGTGTAGATTTTGTAATTGTGCAAGTAGCTGATGCATTTGTGGTTGCTATGGTTGCAGATGTTAAAGTAGTTTTAAGAGGTGTGATGTCATATAACTGACCTTCAAAATACAATAATAAAAATTTATCTGTACCTATTGCTACATATCTATTACCAGCAATATCAACAAAAGCATGTTGTGCTCGTGCTACACCTACAATTGTATCTGTTACAAGAGAAGACCAACCACCAACTTTTTCTGGTAGTCCATATCTAAATCTTACATTATCAGAATCAACCCAACGGTTTTCTGCTCCTGATTCTGTATTTTGTTTGTCTATTCCTGGTTTAAAATTATACTCTACTAGAGCCATGATCCGTGCTCCTATATCTTATCTTTATAAGCCCAGCCTCTTGATGCATTCACAAATACTAAAGTAAAAGCAGATGCACTTGTGTTTACTACTAGATTGGAAGCAGCACCTAGAATATTGGAACTGTTTCTGGCTATAGTTAAATTATTTGATGCAAAGTTATTACCACTATCTATAAAATGAACCTCTGAACCTACAGCTGGTGATGCTGGTAAAGTTATTGTAATTGCAGAACCAATACCACTTCCAGATGTATCTATTAATAATTGATCTCCATCTACAGCAGTATATGCGGTTGTTGGTGTGTAATACCCTTTTTGTCTTATACCTAAATTAACGTTTGTGCCATCTGAATATAACAAACATTTAGATCCCACCGGTAATGCAATTCCTGTGCCAGATACTGTTTTAACTGTTAATGTGTAATTACTTGATGATCTAGCA